TAATTCACTAGCCACCGGAGTGTTTTGGTTAAAAGGATCGAAATCATTAAAAACAAACACACTTTCTGGATTAGCCGGTTTCCTTACTAAACCCTTCCCACTAAATGTAATATCCTTTAGTAATCTACCTACCTTGTATCCTTCATAAAAACCGGTTCCTCCGTAAGATCTTAAGTGCTTGGTTAAAAATGCACTACTTTCATCCCTTGACACAACACGGCTTTCACCATCTGGTGTCTGAACTGCGTAGTCAAAACTCTTAAACAAAGCCTCCATAGAAACGAACCATTCGCCTCTAGTGATTTCCTCTATTATAGTCGAAACACGACTAGAAAGTTCAGTATCTCGGCTAGCAATATGTTTATATATTACACCACTGGTTAAAATATGAAATTTTTCTGGAATTGAACTATCATCAGAAATAATAGATCCGGAATGATCAATCGCTTGATTTCCAGTTATATGACCTATAATGTCAGATGGATCGTGTTCAAAGTTAAAAGGCTTGTCCTCCGGGGTATTTCTCGCAGCCCAAACCTCCTCATTAGAAAATACATCATCGTTTTTATTCCAGCCAGTAGAGACTAAAATTGTATTTACATAGTGAAGGTCTAATTGTCCTTCGTTAGTAGCTAAAGTAGAATCAAGGCCCTTCGACGCCTTTGCTAATACTTCTGCTTTACCTACATCTTCTGATTCAGTAATTATGGATTGAAAAGCCAGACTATTGTTGTTAGCAATAGCCGCCTCAAGTCCATCAAGTTTTTCTTGTCGGTAAATACGCATATAATTCTCCCATATGGTTCATAAAAATATACACCACAACGCAAAAAAAGTGATGGTTACGTTATTTTACCAAAGCGTATGTGGAAACTTGGATTGCCCGAAGATCCTCAATTGAAGGGTCTTTTCCGTTTGTTGCTGAAAAGCTTAAGAGGAATTCGTTGTAGGTTTTATCAATGACGGATGGCATTGTAAGGGTAGTATCCTTCAGTTTTTGAAGAACAAGTTCAGAATTAACCTCAACAAAAGGATCTAGAGAACAGAGGATAATGAACTTCACTCTTTCCAGATTTGCAAACTCCTCGGCTGACAGACTTCTGAGGTTCTTTTTATTATAATGACCCAATATGGCTGGGGTTACCAATGAAGATATTTCACCCTGTGCGGATTTAGCCCAAGTCATTTTATCAATAAAGTCCGCGCCGGAAGCCGAAACTCGTGGTTTAACCTGTTTGGTTTCTCTCTTCTGTTGGTCTCTAGAATTTCTGGGTCTACCCTGCTCAGGTTCTCCACGTTGTCTAGTCTCCACTTTCTCTTTGCTCTTTTTCACCGCTTCCCTTGCGTCGTCTTGTGGGGAGGTTTCGCCATCCTTTCTCTCTTCAAGATCAAGACCGACCTCACTGGGGGTCACTATGCCTCGTTGGATAGCAATCTTCGCCAAGTCATGTTGTTTCTCAGGATTGTGCCAAGGACTGGCTTTCTGTGGTGAGCCATCTTTCTCTCTAGCTTTATGTTCTCTCTTTGATCTTAATGATTCCAATTCCGACATTTCTCCAAATCTCTCCAGTAGTGTTTCGTGGCTAATTATTCCTCTGTCTGCTAGCTGTATCAATAAAGACTTCTCCGACGCCTCGTCTGAGAGTATCATTCTATCAAATACGATTTGAGCTGGAAATCTAAAACCCATAGCCTTTTGAACTATGGCAAGCTCTTTTTCCCAAAAATTTCTAATCCTATCTCGTCCATATTCCAAGCGTTGTACCAAAGTTTTTAGTGAAATGTAGTTATTGGTAAATCCGCTGGCAGTAGCTGACCCGGTAAGTGTTGGGGGGATACCAAGTCCAGCGTAAATGTTGTTCAAAACAGGCTCGTATTTTTCTGAACCTAAGAACTGATGTACGTTAGTGCCAGACTCTTTAAAATCCAATTCTGGACCCCAAATTAAATCAAAAGCCCCTCCACCCGGATTGCTTATCAATATATCTGCTAGCTTAGAAACGGCAGCATCTGTGGGGAAGATTTCGTGTTCAAGGCTTCCAAGACGCCACAGTCTTACCTGAGATATTGCTCCGTCAAGAGCCGCTAGGTCAGCCAATTTCATCTTCTCCAAGAGCATTAGGTCGTCTAAGAGCGAGTTGATCATAGGATCTGCCCAAACCTGCCAGTCATCCTTCTTGTAGTGGTGAACACATATTTTATCTGGATCTAACTTAATAAACTGCTGACCAGACTTTGCGGCTTTTTTGATCTCACTAGAAAGCCCCTTAATCAGAGCTTTGTCTTCTGTTGTCTTTGGGTTATTGATTGCTCTACGAAGCTTCTGTGATATTTTTATTGCGTATTCAGGCCTCCCGACAAATTGAGCTAGCTCTCCACCAATAACCTCTATAGATAATGGACTAAGAAAATTATACTTTCCCGGTATTACCTTTTTTAGAGGTTTGAGAGATAATTCTTTATCCATATCTGGCCTAAGTATACCATCGCCATCATCGCCGGTTGTCTTTTGTAATTCAGATACATCCTTTACCCCAATTTTAATTGTAGATCTTTTTACGACTACATTGCCAGCTCTATAAAGAAGATTAAGAAATCTTTCTGAAACCCCGGAGCCATTTACTCTCTTAAACCATCCCCTAAAGAACTTCTGTATCTTGGGGTTGGGGTGAACTATCTGGATTCCTTGACAGCCAAAGTCGGCCATTAAATCAATAACATTTCTGATAAGGCCTACTTTCTTGTAAGCCTCCATGCAAAAGGCAATTATTTCCTTCTGTTCACTGGGAATTTTCTCGTCAGGGCGGAAGTACTCATAGTCTTGCCGAGAGAACTGGTTACGTACAGATACATTCGTATCAATCTTTTCGTAGCGTCTCTTGTTAGCATGGGCGGATTGTGGGGTAATTATACGAAATTCATCGTAGGCCTTGTTAACCTTCTCTATGTCGGTTCCCTCTTTACCCACGTTAATAAAGCCTTTTTCGGTTTTAATATCGCGGTTTTTTATACCATCGCCGTTATTATTCTTTGACACCGACATTGTTCACAAGCTCCATTTTAATTGCAATCGAATTACCATTCTTATTATAGTACACCAACTACCTTTTTTGTACACCCATACCATAAATTCCAGACATTTTATCTGTTAAGTGGTTAGGGCCTCGGTAGAGTTTTCCACTATCCTCTGAGCCATCTCCTCTATCTGAGAGAACAAATCCACCTACAGGTTCATAAAACTTTGTAGATGGTGTTTTGGACATTGTTCTAGCAACCATATTCGCAATCAATAGGGCTGAATAGCGGTCTTTTCGGAGGCGACCCTTCTTATTTCCGGGTAGCTTTATTTCAGGGGTGTCCCATTTATCTCTACCTGATATTCCGGTTTGACTATGCTCGATTGTTGCTAGCTCATCTTTTAACTCTTCAATCTCCATAACGCAATCTTCTAAGGTGTCATATACTCTATCAGAGGCTGAATCAACAACGGCTGCTTCACCAAGGCTCCAAGAATCAAAGTGGGGGAATAGCAATACCTTATCCTCAAAATCCTTTCTCATTCCGTGATTGGCTTCACTAATCCAATCAGCTTTAGCGAAATTGACCATGTGTAGTACATGCAATCCGGGCTCGTTGTCTGTAGGCTTGTTTTCCTTTTCCCACCAAAATGGGTCAGAATTTCCCCGTTTTAGATAAGGCCACATCCTAAACTCACCTTCTCCAATTTTATCTGGGTCTTGTAAAGCCTCCATAATTGCGATACCTCCGCCCTGAGAATCTATACCTATGTGATTGGAGGGAAATACTCTCATGAGGCTTCTAATTTTTCTAGCACAATACCCATAAAAGTCATGATCGGCAACTAACTGCCTACTTAATTTTTCTTTATGTTGTTGTCTTGTGGTTGTCCAAGTGTAAACAATTCTGCGATGATCTCCATGAACCTCTAATATAACTATTGAGAAATTGTCTCTTTCAGAAGCTGGATCGACACCAAAAGCATATTCAGCATTGGGATCTCCATGTGTTGACGCTTTGAAGTGAACATCCCCGCTGGGTAGGGGAAGGGGGTCATTGGTAACACACGACTCTATTAATGACCTTTTAAAGAACCCATCGGAATCCGTGCAGAAACATGCCCCATATTCCATTTGGTAAATCGACGTATGTATGGTAGCCTTGGCTCTAGCGACTTGGGTAGCGTCCAT